TATCCGCATTAGTATAGCCATCGGGTGAGGTTGCAGCGTTGGCTGAAATTGTGCAATCGCCTTTTGTCCAAGCCGCATTATCAAACTGCTCAGAGAAAGTAACTAAATTAGTCCGCTGCGGCTCCAGCAACAAGCGAGGGCAAGTAGAATCCAAATAATCCAAACGGGGTAAACCGCTAACGGGGCCAACTGATACCGCTGCGGTGGTGGTGGCGATGTAGTCGGTTGCTACTCCAGTCTCCGCTTGCGCTCCAAAAATGAAGAAACCGCTTACTCCGTCACCCAAGAAAGCACCTCCATTGTCAGCATCACGAATAGAAAAGTTACAAATAGCAGCGCCAGCCGAAGGCGTAAAAGTCACCGAGCAACGATACCATCCGCCTCCGACATTAGAAATGCTTGTTGTGCAAGCCGAACCCTTTGTGCCGACTGCGCCAGTAGTTACGTTGAAATACCCAAAAGCATTTGTAATGCTCGGGTCAATAAGAAACCAAGAATATCCGTTAGCTTTAACATAAATAGAAACGGTGTTTTCGTTTGCTGAATAAGTAATGCTTTGAGTTATTAGGTGAAAGTTGTTTGCAGCATCGGCAGTAATTGTATCGGCAGTCGTGGTTCCAGTCAAAGGATTGGCTGCGGAGTTTGCCGTTACTACAATGCCATTAACCGCCCAAGTCGTATTAAACGCTTCAGACTGCAAAACAAGATTAGTCCGCACCTTTTCAATTAGGCCGTCACTTTGCACACGGGTAGCGCTTGAGGCACGGCTGAAGGTTAGGTCGCCCGTACCATCGGTCGGCTTGACGCTGTAAATTTTTTGGTCTTTGTATCCCGAAGGGATCATTACAAGACTTGCGTCATCAAAAAAACTCATATCAATTCAAAATAAATAGTTGGTCAATTAAGCATTCCTCTCCCTCCAATGTTGCTCCGTCATCGGTCATACGCTGAATATACGTATCAAAAATATCATAGTAGGTGTCCTCACCCAAGTCCTGCAAGGCAGCAGTCAAGCAATCAAAGCCCTCAAACGTGCCTCCATCATTCAGCACCCGAGTCTCAAACTGCTCCACAATCTCATTAGCAGGAGCGAAGCAAGGAGGTGCTGACTGATTCTGGATAGACAAAGTAGTCTCATCCACTTGCCCAAACCAAGTAGAGCAGTACACTACTCCCCACGATATAAAATTAGCCATTGTTATCCTTCTCTTTTAAGTAACTACTTAACTTCAGTATATTGCCCTTCTTTGGTATGTAGGTCTTTTTAGAGAACCCAGCTCGCAAAGTTCGCATCGGTGTCGGGGTAGACATCTGCATTGTTGTTTGAATTGTATTGAGGGAATGACGCTTGGTTGTAACTCATATAAGTGATGAACCTGTCGGTGTAGTACTGCGCTAAATCACGAGCCTTGCCTACAAGGTAGTCAACCTCAATCTTTTCTGCGGTAGTGCTATTCTCGGAGTTGTGCTTGAACACCCCACCGTTACCGATGGTATAAGCAGCAAAAGGCAAGTACTCCACCATCGCCCAATGGATAAGCATCGGCTGAATGTAGTCGTTTACAAGAGCGAGGTAGGGATTGGCAAGAGTATTGGCGATGATGTCATCGCTTATCTTGTCATACAACTTTGTGCCTGTATAGTTTTGGATGTGTATCTCCTGTGCTATCTTGATGAACTGGATAAACTTGTCCGTGTCCACGTTACCGCCTATTGCGGTGTTGCGAACCAAGTCCTCTCTTTTGATGAATAATGCCGTTGCCATATCTTATCGTGGGTTTACAAATCCTTGATTGGGCATATCAACAGGTCGCTTCGCTACGTTTGTAGGATTGGTCTCAAGTACCACGCCCTCCTTCTTTGCCTTGTTTACACTCACCTCTGCGTTGGGGTTGCCGACATCGGGAGTTACGCCTTCGCCTTTTGCCAAGTACGTCTTGCGCATCCAAAAGTGATGGCACCTTGCACCGCCCTTGTAAAGCCATATTGAATAGGTTGCTGCTCCCGATATGCCAAAACCTGCGTTGACGGCTTGACCATCCATACGCTCAATATCTTCTTTGCGGTACACCTTGCCTGCGGCTATCATTTTCTTGCAGAACTCACGGCTATTGGTCTTTGTAGATTCGGGAGCGTAAGCATAACGAACCTTGTATCTCTTGCCTTCTTCAGTTACTCCGTCTTGGTCGCTCTTGGCGTTAGGGAATGCGCTGCCTGTTGATGCGAATGCGTACTTGCTTAATGCCTGCTCCGCATCGTAGTCAACTGGTCTTTCATCTACAAGCTCCCACTCATCCATATTCACGACCTCGCCTACTTCTTCTAAAGCAGCAAACGCCTCCTCAAACATCTCATCGCTCGGCTCTTGGCTTGACAATTTAACGCCAGTCTCCTCCTCACGAGTCTCTAAATCCATAGGCGTAACTACGTCTTCGGTAAACTCTAAAGGCTGAAGGGTCTTGAAGTACAAGTTTAGGCTGATGTCATTGTAAGCAAGAATCATATCTATGCCGTCAATGATAATCTCCTGCTTGGGTCGGATTACAAGGTTATCCAAAAGCGTAGAAGCGGTCTTCAGCTCCTCTGCGTTGTTGCCAAGTCCTGAATTGTCCTTGATACCTAAAAGCATAGGGCTTACGATACGATGCGACACCATTATCTTTTGCGTGGCTTCAGCACTCAAGAATTGGTACTGCTCCGCAGCATCCGATAGTTGCACAGGGTCAACCGTTGCAGCAAGGTCTTTGTTATCGTTGAACGCAAGAATAAACTTGCCAGAGTTTGAGCTACCGCTAAACTTCGTGGCAATCTGCTGCTCTATGCTTCTGCGCTCCTCCTCGCTTGGTACTCCGTTGTTGAAGTTAATCAGCATGGAAGGCGAAAGGCCGTTCTGGATGTTGTTGATGTGGTAGTTGGCAATCTCCTCCTCAAGTTCTGCGTATGGTAAGCCGCCTTGATAGTCAACGGGGGAGTAGTAGTAGAATCCTGCTCGGTATGGCTTGATGTATAGAATCTCTAATCCTTCCTTACTCGTGCCAAATGCAGGGATGCGTACCGCAGTCTCTTTTCTGCCTTTTACGTCTGTCCAATCCTTTGCGTAGTAGTACGCCTCAATCTCTCCGTCTTCGTTGCACCTTGCAGCTCTCAACGTCTCTACTGGGATGTGCTGCACCTCTACAATCATATTGTGGTCTTGGGAGTACACCACTTGAAAAGAGCATTGCCCCATCATCACATAGTCAGCAACAACCTTCTGCAAGCAGGCTTTCGTAAACAAGCCACGCATCGCTGCGTACTCGCTCGGCTTCTTGGCAGAGTCCGTTGCATCCAGTCCTTTACCGAAGGTCATATCCATCAAAGAGTTGAGGATAGCGTTATTGGTAGGTGAGCCGTTGTAGCGGTCAATTAGGTAGCCGAAGTAGTCGTTGTTATCTCCGTATTCAACGTAGTCCTTACCTTGCACCTCTTTTACAACAGGTGTGGTGTAGGAGCTGAAGTTCACAACGTGGACTTTAGATGATGATGTACTCATTATTGTAGCTTTGTTCTTCGGTGTAGACGTTTTGGTTCACCGTAAATTTGTCGAAATCTGTTTGCGAAGTTACGAATACCCTATCTCGGTAGATAAGGTCACCATCGTATATTAGTTTGAGGCCGTAGAATCGGTTGTTGACTAATGTATAGACTGCCGTCAGTTCCATAAAGCCATTACCCTCTGTTATTGTAGGATTGATTTCTTGCTCTGTGTTGGTGCTTTCATCAATCAAATATAGCGTAACACCATCAAGGCCGTTAACTGCGCTCTGAACGCATCCTGTGGCCTCTAAAGTGCCACCATCAAACAACACACGCTCGAAGTATAAGTCCAAGTCCTCTGATGAGTAAACGAACTCACGAGGGATGACCGTAATGGTTTGAGGTGAAGCTGATACTTGAAGGATATGCATCTTAAATAAATAACCTTTTAATTGCGATTTGTTTGAAAATAGAAAAGGGGCTTACGCCCCCTTCTTAATCTATCTGCACTATTTAGCAAAATGCGAATATAATACTAAAAAGTATTTAATTCACTTTTAATGTTCTTGAGTTTCTGTATGAGCTTATCTATAACTTGCGGCTTTGAAGCTAATAAATTCATTAGGGCTTGATTCCCACTACTAACGTCAACTCCAAGCTCTTTTGCTGCTGATACATATTTTTCGGCCGTTTTATTTGCTTCAATATATTTAGACTTTGCATCATTCAAAGCTCTTTCAACATTAGGAATTTGCTTAACTAAAACCTGCACCGCAGAAACAGAGTCCCATTCCGAATCAGTGGCCGCTTTGTGAGCCGACTCAAAATCATCCTTAATTGAAAACTCAACTTTTATTGCACGTACCTCCTCGCCAATCTTGGCGATTTTAGAAAAAATTTGTTTCATCGTAGTGACTGATAAGCGTTGATTGTATTTTTTGCTTTCGTTATAGCAGTAAGCAAATCTTGCTCGGCTGCCTTAACGTCTTTAATCTCCTTGATTGAATTTACATCAAGGCCTAATTCTTTTGCTGATACTTCGGTTCGGTCAATAGCATTAGTAATTACTTTGGTTAAGGAATTTGCAACCGCATATTCGGTATCTAAAACTTTAGCCAACCGTGAAGCCTCATCAAAGATGTTTAGCAATTTTACCTCTGCATCACGCAAAGATTTTACTTTTTCTTTTGATTCTTGAACTCGTGTGATAAGTTCGCTAACCAAAGAGAACTCTACCTTCATCGGCTCTTGAGCCGAGAACTTGGCGAATATATTGTTGAGTGTACTCATCGTGTAAATATAAGGGGGCTTTCGCCCCCCTAATTCATTTACGAGTTAGAACCTACTACAATCGTTTCAACTGCACCTGCAAGTCCTGCGAATGGATTGGCAACGGTAGCACCTGCGATGAAGTTAGCAGGAAGTTGCTCCTGTCCCTCCATTGTCAAAGTGTAACCAGATAGGTCACCCATTGCTGCACCAGTTACAATCGTTCCACCCGTTACTTCGGCTCCGTAATTC